TAAGCTCTGGGCCGAACAGATCTTCGGTTGGTATTACTTTGTCGAGCGAAGTGTCTATGTTCCGACCAAGGATTATCATGGCGGACATTATGAGCATCGTCAAGTCAAGAAGAGATTGATTCTGAAGCAGTACCTCATTGTGGCTCGTGGCGCAGCAAAGTCAATGTATGCATCTACGATTCAAAATTACTTTCTAAATGTAGACACGTCGACGACGCATCAGATTACCACAGCTCCGACTATGAAGCAAGCTGATGAAGTCATGTCTCCGTGTCGAACATCTATTACGCGTGCGCGCGGACCTTTGTTCAAATTCCTTACAGAGGGCTCACTCCAAAATACTACGGGATCGAGAGCCAATCGTGTCAAGCTTGCCGCAACTAAAAAGGGAGTCGAAAACTTCCTCACCGGATCGTTGCTTGAAATTAGACCTATGGCCATTAATAAGCTACAAGGTCTACGTCCCAAGATCTCTACCATTGACGAGTGGTTGTCTGGAGACTTGCGTGAAGACGTTGTGGGAGCAGTTGAACAGGGAGCTTCGAAGCTAGAAGACTATTTGATTGTAGCTATTACTTCGGAAGGGACTGTTCGAGCCGGTTCAGGCGATACTATCAAAATGGAACTAGCGGACATTCTCAAGGGCGAATACCTTGCGCCGCACATTTCCATCTGGCATTATAAACTCGATGAACTTGAAGAAGTCAATGATCCTTCTACATGGGTGAAGGCTAATCCGAATCTTGGAGCTACCGTATCTTATGAGACCTATCATCTTGACGTCGAGAGAGCCGAGAAAGCTCCCGCTTCGCGAAACGATATTCTGGCCAAGCGATTCGGGATTCCTATGGAGGGATACACGTACTTCTTCACATACGAGGAGACTCTTCCGCATCGTCCTCGAGAGTTTTGGAGTTTGCCATGTGCTCTTGGAGCTGACCTATCACAGGGCGACGATTTCTGTGCCTTCACATTTCTCTTTCCGTTGGGCTACGAAAAGTTCGGAGTCAAAACTCGCAGTTATATTACCTCGCTTACGTTGATGAAGCTTCCCGGCGCCATGCGCGCGAAGTATGAGGAATTCATCAATGAGGCAAGTCTTCATGTTCTGGAAGGTAATGTCTTGGACATGATGGAAGTTTATGACGATCTTGATGCATTCATTGAGGCTTCGACGTACGATGTTCGCTGTCTTGGGTTCGATCCTTACAATGCCAAAGAATTCGTTACTCGTTGGGAAGCGGAGAACGGACCTTACGGTCTGGAGAAAGTGATTCAAGGTGCCAAGACTGAATCGGTTCCTCTGGGCGAACTCAAGATTCTTAGCGGAGAACGGTTACTTATCTTTGACCAGGCACTGATGTCTTTTGCGATGGGCAATGCAATTACATTGGAAGATACTAATGGCAACCGAAAGCTCCTGAAAAGAAGACAGGATGAGAAGATCGATAATGTGGCTGCTCTTATGGATGCTTACATTGCATACAAAGCAAACAAAGAAGGTTTCGAGTGATCTTTGAGGAAGGAGGTGAAATTCGTTGGGATTTGGCGCAACGTTGAAACATGCTTGGAATGTGTTTACAAATCGAGAGTGGGATGGATCACTCAAAGCCTATAACGGAGATATTGGCGCTGGCTATGCTTACAGGCCAGATCGGACAAGGCTTCGCATCCCCAATGAACGCTCGATTGTTTCAGCAATTTATACGCGACTTGCCATTGATCTAGCTACGATTGATATGCGTCACGTTCGATTGGATGATCAAGATCGATATGTTGATGACATAGATAGCGGACTGCAGAATTGTCTTCAAGTCGAAGCTAATATTGATCAAGCAGCTCAAGCCTTCCGTTTGGATGTTGCATTGACCATATTTGACAAGGGTGTTGTTGCTCTTGTTCCTGTTGATACATCAATTGATCCGGGAATGAGTGCTGGTGGATACGATATTCTGACGATGCGTGTTGGCGAGATTACACAATGGTATCCCAAGCATGTACAGGTTTGGTTGTATAACGAAGCGCTTGGGATAAGACAGCAAATTACGCTTCCTAAAACTTCAGTAGCTATTGTCGAGAATCCTTTGTTTGCTGTAATGAATGAGCCGAATTCAACTCTTCAACGTTTGCTTTACAAGTTGAATCTACTGGATGCTGTCGATGAACAATCTGCTTCTGGGAAACTTGACCTTATCATCCAGCTCCCTTACGTGATTAAGTCAGAGGCTCGACGCCAACAAGCTGAACAACGGCGAAAAGACATTGAGTTTCAGCTCAAAGGTAGTCAGTACGGTATCGCCTATACAGATGGAACGGAACGAATCACTCAGCTTAATCGTCCGGCAGAGAATAATCTCATGACGCAAATCGAGTTCTTGACTACTCTGCTTTATAGTCAACTCGGTTTGACCGACGCGGTCATGAATGGAACAGCTGACGAGAAGACAATGCTGAATTATTGGAACAGAACGATTGAACCGACGCTCAAAGCTATTACCGAAGCGATGAGTCGTTCTTTCCTAACTAAGACTGCTCGGACGCAGATGCAGACAATTATGTATTTCAAAGATCCGTTCTCGTTGATTCCGATTGAGAACATTGCCAAAATTGCGGACGTCTTTAGTCGTAATGAGATTCTGTCGGCCAATGAAATTCGACAGATTATTGGAATCAGGCCAGCTAAGGATCCGAAGGCAGACAAGCTTATTAACAGTAACATTCGTGGTCAGACAATCTCTGGTTTCTCAGAGACTGCTACTGCTCCGAATCCAAGTTCTAATGGAAGTGGTGAACCTGCTGGCGTTGGTTCGAGTAATGGTAACGGTTCTAGCAACGGAAGTGGCAGCTACCCGAACGGCTAAAGGCCGATGATCCATACTTAAGGAGAGCATTCAAAATGGAAGAAAAGGCCAAGCCCGACTTCAGTGGCTGGCTCACGAAATACGGTATCAAGTGTTCAGATGGGCGCACGATCATTGCACATGCGTTCAAGCACCAGGACAATGCGACTGTTCCTCTTGTTTGGCAGCACACGCACAGCGATCCCAACAATATTCTGGGTCATCTCGTCCTTGAGCATCAAGATACGGGCGTTTACTGCCAGGGTTTCTTCAATGAGACTGACGCAGCCAAGAACGCCAAGGCACTGGTCCATCACAAGGACATTACCTCCCTTTCGGTATACGCCAATCAGCTAGTCGAGAAGTCAAAGAAGGTTATGCATGGCGTGATTCGCGAGGGAAGTCTTGTTTTGTCAGGCGCTAATCCCGGGGCACTCATTGACAATATTACACTGTCACATGGTGATGGTGATATGGTCACGTTGGAAGATGAGGCCATTATCTACACCGGTTTGGAACTAGCTCACGCAGATGGTACTACAACCGATTCGACTGATTCGACGACAGACCCCAAAGATACAGGTGATGTAGAGGACGACGTCGAAAACAGCGCTACTGTTCAAGAAGTTTACGATTCAATGACCGACGAGCAGAAGGCCGTCGTCCACTACATGGTCGGCGCTGCGCTTGAAGGTGAAACTGGTGATGAGGCAGCTCATTCCGATGAGTCCAACGGCAATGGTGAAAAGGAAGGACGACGCATGACCCGCAACGTCTTTGAGCAGACGGGTGAGAAGAAGGAGGAGAAGCACACCCTTACTCATGACGCTATGAAGGGTATCTTCGAAGATGCCCAGCGTATTGGATCCCTGAAGGCTGCGGTTGAGTCCTACGCACTCAAGCACGGCATTGAGAACATCGACGTTCTCTTCCCGGAAGTTCGTACGGTCACCGACACTCCGGAGTTCGATAGTCGGCGTGTTGAGTGGGTCAAGGGCGTCCTCAGTGGTGCAAGGAAGTCTCCGTTCACTCGCATCAAGTCGTTGGTTGCCGATCTGACCTTCGAGGAAGCTCGAGCCAAGGGTTACATCAAGGGCAACCTGAAGAAGGAAGAGTTCATCAGTGCGTCCAAGCGTATCACTACGCCGACCACGATCTACAAGAAGCAGAAGTTGGACCGTGACGATATTCTTGATATCACGGACTTCAATGTCGTGACCTGGCTCCAGGCTGAGATGCGTCTCATGCTGGATGAGGAGCTCGCTCGTGCAATTCTCATCGGCGACGGTCGTGACGTCTCTGACGAGGATCATATTCTGGATCCGGTCGGTGCTCCTCAAGGCGCAGGCATTCGTTCGATCATGAATGACGACGATCTCTATGCGGCGACGGTCAATGTCAACCTAGGTGACGCCAACTCGACCCCGACAGAGCTTGTGGACGCGATTGTCAGTTCAATGCGTCTCTACAAGGGCTCGGGTTCTCCGGTGTTCTACACGACGCTTCCTGTTATCACGACTATGCTGCTTGTTCGTGACACGCTGGGTCGTCGTCTTTACAACACGGTGGCTGATGTTGCTGCCGAGATGGGCGTTTCGGCTATCGTGGCGTGTCAGGCTCTGGAAGATGAGGCAGATCTTCTGGGCATTGTTGTGAATCTGACGGATTACACGATCGGTACGGACGCCGGTGGAGAGGTCAATTTCTTTGACTTCTTTGACATCGACTACAACCAATACAAGTACTTGCTGGAGACTCGTTGCTCCGGTGCCCTTACGAAGATTCGCTCTGCTCTGGTTCTCATGTCGGTTGCTGGTTCGGCCGTGCTTGTTACACCGCAAGCGCCTGCTTTCGATGGAACTACTATTACTGTTCCTACTCAGGCTGGTGTAACGTACAAGCGCCAGGATAACAACAACACGGTCA